GGGAAATCAAAGGTAGTAGTAGCCAGTGTTCAGACACTCATAAGTGGTATGGGTGGCAAGGGGAGAATGACAAAGTTTGAACCAATGGATTTTTCGTTGGTGATATTCGATGAAGCCCACCACGTTGAAGCTTCGTCCTGGCAAAAGGTACTGTCCTGGTTCAAGGGCAATGAAGACTTGAGGATACTAGGTTGTACAGCTACTCCTAACAGGCACGACAAGAAGGCGTTAGGAAGTACGTTCGAGTCTGTTGCTTACAACTTTGACTTGAGCCAGGCGGTGCCCCAGGGTTGGTGCGTACCAATTAAACAAAACGTGATCGAGATAGAGGACCTGGACTACGATGTAATTCGAACAACAGCCGGGGATCTTAACGCAAAAGATCTGGCAAAAGTTATGGAAAAAGAAAACCATTTGCATGCTATCGCCGGTCCCGCACTCAAGCTTGGCAAGAACAAAAAGACTTTAATCTTTGCAGCAAGTGTGATGTGTGCAGAAAGATTGACTGAAATAATAAATAGGCACGAAGACTGTGCCAGGTTTGTTACCGGGAAGACACCGAAGAAAGAAAGAAGGGAAATTATTGAGGGCTTTGCCAAGGGAGAGTTTTCGATTCTGGTTAATGTTGGTGTTTTACTTGAGGGCTATGACGAACCAGGGGTGGAGGTTATTGTTATGGCGGCACCAACAAAGTCTGTTTCCAAGTGGATACAGATGGTTGGGCGTGGCACCCGTCCCTTGCCTGGCGTTGTGGATAATCCAACCCTCAACGACTCCCCGGACGAGAGGCGTGATGCCATAGCTCAAAGCCAGAAGCCACACTTGGAGATCATAGACCTAGCCGGCAATTCAACCAGGCATTGTTTGATTCAATCATTCGATATCCTGGGAGGACGATACCCGGACGATGTTATTGAACGTGCAAAGAAGAACGCAATCAATAAAGGTTTAGTGAACCCAGAGGAAGAATTGCAGCAAGCCCAGGAGGAGATAGAAGAAGAAGAAGAACAAGAACGCATTGATGAAGCTGCTCACCGGGCAAGACTAAAGGCAACGGTTAAGTTTAATTCCAGGTCAGTGGATCCGTTTACAGCCCTGGACCTTGCACCACCTAGAGATCCCGGACGATTTGAAAAAGAACCAACCATAAAAATGCTAGAGATGCTGGCAAAGAATGGAGTGGATGCGTCTGATATGTCGTTTAATGATGCAAGGAAACTTATACTCCAGGTAATCGACAGGCGAAAGCGTGGACTGTGTTCATTGAAGCAAGCCATGTTACTTAAAAGGTTTGACTATGATGCGAAGAACTTAACCAGGGATGATGCTTCAGAAATAATTGACACCCTGGCATCGAACGGATGGAAAAAATAAATGGCGAGTAACACCTGCCCATATTGCAGAAAAAAACTTATTATTGTCGAGGTGCATGGTTATAGAAAGTGTGCTTTTTGTGGAATTAACGTGCAACCATGTTGCGAAGGCGAGAGTTTTATGAATACAAACAAAACAAACATAGTTAAGAAATATACGGAAGAAGAATTAACAAAGCTTCAGGTCAAACTTAATGGCGGATCTTATTCTGACAGTTGGTTGAAGAAACATTTTAGACAGTTGATAGAGTATGCAAGGTGGGTCAATGGTGAGTCAGTGGTGGGTTCCAAATGAGTTGGAGAAGGGTCAATCGAAATAGACCGTGTGTTATATGTGGCAAACCAGATTGGTGTGGTTACACAGATGATGGAGCTGCACGTTGCATGCGTTCAGACGAAACACCACCGGGTTGGAAGTGTGTAGCCAGGGATCCAAACGGCGGGACCACGTATAGACCAGAGGGTGAGGTTAGATACAAAAGATCTTATACCCCACCCAAACCAAAGCCCAAGCCGGCTAGAAAAATACAATGGTCCAGGTTAAATGATAAATACCTGGTGGACTTTTCAGAACAAGGTGATCTTGATGACTTCATTTCAAACGAGCTTGGGGTTTCAAAGTTTTGGACATTCATGTTTGACATTGGATGGTCAAGCGGACACTCTGCGTTTACGTTTCCGATGAGAGATGCAGCCGGAAAGGTTACAGGCATAAGGTTAAGAACTAAAGGTGGTTCGAAGTTTGCTGTGAACGGATCAGAGGACGGGCTTTTTATGCCACATATAATAAAGGTGGAGCCGGACGACTATGTTGTTTTGATAGCAGAGGGACCAAGCGACACAATGAACCTGTGGCAATTAGGTTATATTGCCATAGGTAGACCATCATGTCATGGTGGCAAACAACAGTGTATAGATTTTTGCAAAGGTAGAAGCGTGGTGATTGTAAGTGACAAGGATAGTCCGGGTCGGGCGGGGGCACGTTCGCTATCTCAAGAGTTGTTGAAGGTTTGTAGAAGCGTGAAGATAATTGAGCCCCTGGTTGGCAAGGATGTCAGGGATTGGATTGAATCTGGAGCCACGAAGGACCAGATTGATTATGTAATTGACCAAGCAATGGAGGTTATGGATGACCAAGAACAAGTACAACGTAAGCAAACCAGAGGAACGAAGGTACAACGGTAGGACCTACGCTAGTAAAGCAGAGATGCGTTATGCAATGCTGTTGTACCAGCTTCGAGATAACGGCGACATCGTAGATTTTGTAGAGCAGCCGAGGTTATGGCTTGGCGTTCCGGAAAACAAATATGTTCCTGACTTCCTGGTCATACCAGAATCATCCATCTCTGCCTATCCCCACTACATAGATGTCAAAGGTTTTTACACACCAGCTTTTAAGCGTGTCGTTAAGCTTTGGGAGGCGTATGGAATACTGGACCTGATAATAATTAAGCCAACAAAGACGAGCTTCAAAACAGCGGAGGTGATAGATGGAACGATCTATCGGCAAAGTCGTTGAAGACTCTGTGATATCCAGGCAGATAGAATCGGAATACGATGCTATTGAACTTGGAGTTAAAAGGTACAGAAGACTTGTGCGTGAAGCCATTGGTCGTGAAGAAGGTAGTGGGCTCAAGCCGGCGGAACGCATGGTGCTGCACTGGTTCGAGCCAATGTGTGAAGCGGTTAAACAAGACCAGCGTTTAATACTTCGTGGTGAACCAGGGGTTGGGCGTGGTCTTTATGGTCCTGTTATGGGTTGCCTTGATGCTGCCAGGATAAGCGTAATAACAATGCACACAGTTTTGTCCCGGTGTATGTCCGAGCCGAACGGCGACTTGATCCCACGGTTAGCATACTCTGTTGGGTCAGCCGTGGTTGCAGAGATCCACATGGACCTATTGAAGAAGAATGAGAGGGCATCACTTAAAGACCTGGACAGAAAGTTTAAGAACCTAAACACACAGAGAATAAACTGGTGGGCGAAGAAGACATTAAGTGAAAATCTTTGGAACAGGAAGGTTTGTATTCAGTTGGGGACTAGGTTGATATGGTCCTTGATAGGTTGTGCTTCGAGCAGACCATACACAGAGCCATTCCACTTGGCTTTCCATCACGAAAAACAATGGAGAGATAATCAAAAGAAGGGTGTCATTCGAATGGATGACGAGGTGTTCAGGGCTATTGATGATGGTCACATGTTTCGACAAGGGTTACGACCACGATATAAACCAATGTTAATTGAACCATTTTCCTGGAGTAAGAAAGAAATGGGTGGCTATGTCAAAGTGAGAACGCCGTTCATCTCGAAGCCCACGCCAGATCAAGATGAAGCTATACAAAACGCAGACATGGATGAGTTTTATGATTCATTCAATGCGTTAAACAAACAGTCATGGACCGTTCTCACCAGGGTACTTGACGTGTTCAAGTCAATATGGGAATCTGGTGGTGGTGCTGCAGGCGTTCCAACCAGGAACAATAGACCAATGCCGGAAAAGCCAGCGGGAATAGACAAAGACCTGGACAAGTTAAAAGAGTGGAAGTCTGCTGCACACGATGTCTACTCTCATAACGCCAAAGTCAAGGGTCAAAGAATAGAGTTTATGCAGAAGATATCTTTGGCAGAGGAGCTTGCTGCAACTGCCGAATCCTTTTTTCTGCCTCACCAGATTTGCTTCCGAGGCAGAGCATATCCCATCCCTCTCTACTTGCATCCACAGGGAGATGACATTGCCCGTGCCCTGCTTTTGTTTGGTACAGCCAGGGAGATGACAGAACGTGGATGGTATTGGATCCGTGTCCAAGCATGCAACATGTGGGGCATGGATAAGATCCCACTCAATGCCAGGAACAAGTGGTCTTTAGACAATATGTCGCAACTACGAGCATGGGCTAGGGATCCACTTGGCGACCAAGGATGGATGGAAGCAGATAAACCAGGACAGTTTCTTACTGCATGTATGGCTTTGGAATATCCTGACGTGGCGGAACGGTTGCCGGTGCAGATTGATGGATCTCTCAATGGGTTGCAACACCTGACAGCAGCCGGCATGTGTGAGGTTGGTGCCAAGGTAGTGAACCTTCTACCATCAACACCAGACGATGTGCCCGAAGACGCATACATTGATGTGGCTGATGATGTGTATAAGACAATAAAGCTAGATGCAGAAAATGGTCACCCGGTAGCTATGTGGATGCTTCCCATTATGCAGGAGCACGGAAGACTCCTGGTCAAACAACCTGTGATGACCAGGTGGTATGGATGTACCAGGATAGGTGCCAGGGAACAAGTCAAAGACAAGCTGAAGAAGCTGGAGATCCAAAAAGACCGGTTGTACCCAGGATCTAAATATCTGGGCAAGCTGACATACGATGGAATTGGTACTGTTTGTGGCAAGGCAGCAGATATTTTCAACTGGCTCGAAACATGTGCCAGGATTATGTGCAAGGCAGAACCAAATAAATCCATTAGGTGGGTGACACCCCTGGGTCTACCGGTTGTCCAACCATACAGAAACTGGGGCAAGGTCACAGTCAAGACGTGTCTTCAGAGGGTGACCATTGCATATCGAAAGGATAATGTCCCGGTCCACCTAGCCAGGCAGATCCAGGGAATTGCTGCGAACT